AATCGTTATCAAATACACCAATGAATGAGGCGATCATAGCAATGAAACCTATTATGGAAAAATTCAAGAAAACCAATAACTTGGATATTACAAATTTGGTCATTGTTCATGACGGTGAATCTGATGATATCAATCGCTATCACAAAGAGCCCAATGAAGAAAATTCTGGGTATACTGGTTGGTACAATACTACTTCACAAAACGTGATTATGCAGGATAAAAAAATAAAGTTTCAATCAAAAATTGAAACTAATTTGAATCAATCTCTTTTGAAGTGGTTTTCACAAACGACTGGTTCTAAAATTTTTGGTTTCTTTATTGTTCCACCAACCAACATTAGTCGGGTATTGATGTCAAAATACTGTGATAAGAATGGTAATCATTTGCCTTACAATGCCGATATGTGGGATATAAAGAAAGAATTAGCTAAAAAATTCAGAAAAGAAAAATACCTTCTTTCTAAGAACCCTGGATTTGATTCATTTTTCTTTATAAATGGTGGTGATGATCTTTTGGCTGAAGATGAGGAACTTGAAATTGAAGGTAAAATAACTTCGGCTAAATTGAAAAATGCCTTCATGAAATATAATAAGAGCAAACAAATCAATCGAATTCTTGTTTCTAAATTCATTGAAGGTATTGCAACTTGATGTTGTTTATTGGCAACAGCCCTTGACAAAGGGCTGTTTTTTTGATATAATTGTTGTACAACATTGATATGGAGTTTACATTATGACTAAGCGTGAAATGACCCGTCAAAAGTTTCTAGAAGCTCTCCAAGGTCTGGGTAAAGCCCAAGTGACTAAAACGGAGATTAAGCAAGTGTGTGAAACTTTGGGAATTTCTGGTGCTTCATGGTTTACTAAAGAAGAAACAAACAAAGTTTCCCGTGGCCTTTACCGAGTTCCTGCTGCCACTGTTGATACTGTTAATATGCAGGCTCAAGTTATTCCTATGACCAAAGCCATGGAAAAATCCACAAACAAAATCGTTAATGTTCAAACTGATTTGGACAGCGTTGATTTGATTCCTAAACAATACAAAAACTATGTTCCTTTTGGTGATTTTGAGGATATTGTTTCGATTGTTTCTTCGAAAAAGTTTTTCCCTGTTTTCGTTACTGGTCATTCTGGTAACGGTAAAACCATGAGCATCGAACAAGCCTGTGCAAAGGCAAAACGAAAATTCATTTGTATTTCGATGACACCTGAAACCGATGAAGGTGATCTTCTTGGTAATTATGTTCTGATTAATGGCAATATGGAATGGCGTGATGGTCCTGTGACCACTGCTGCTCGTCAAGGTGCTGTTCTGTGTATCGATGAGATTGACTATGGTGCTCAGAATCTATCTTGCCTTCAGCGTGTTCTAGAAGGTAAACCTTTCATGCTCAAAAAGAAAGGTGAACTGATTGTTCCTGCTGAAGGGTTCACTATCTTTGCTACCGCAAATACTAAAGGTAAAGGTTCTGATGACGGTCGTTATATGTTCACCAATGTTCTGAACGAAGCATTTCTTGAGCGTTTTCTGAACACTTACGAACAGAAGTGGCCTCCTGTTAAAATCGAAAAGAAAATCATCGAAAAGGAACTACAATCTGTTGGTCGTGAAGATGCCGATTTCTCTGATAAATTGGTATTGTGGGCTGATACAATTCGCCGAACTTTCGATGATGGTGGTTGTGATGAAGTGATTTCTACTCGCCGTTTGGTGCATATCGTAAATACTTATGGTATTCACGGTGATAAAATGAAATCAATTTCGCTCTGCCTAAATCGCTTTGATGAAGATACTAAGGCAAGTTTTCTCGATCTGTATAGCAAAATTGATGCCGGTGTTAATCCTGAAGAAATAACACCTGCTCCGGAAGTTTCAGCTCCTGTTGAACCAGAACAACCTTTCTAATCAATTTCAGCCCATCGGTTAAGATGGGCTATTTTTTTATCTTTTACCTGACTAACTGTTGACAAACAAAGAAGGTAAGTTTATAATTGTCAACTTGAGAGAACGGTCTCCTCTCAACCGTTTTTAATGTGAGACCAATTTATGGAGTTTGTTATGCCTAACTATTCTAACATGTCTGCAAAAGAAAAAATCCTTGCTTATCTTTCGAAAGAAGATGGCTACAACACTTTGACCGTTGCACAAGCTCGTGCTCGCTTCAAAATCGATAATGTGACTGCCCGTATCGATGAACTCCGCAAAGAGGGATATGCGATTTATACCAATCGTAAAACTCTCGCCGATGGCCGCAAGATTCAATACTACAAACTAGGCAAGCCAACTAAGAAAGTTGTCGCCGCTGGTGTAGAATATCTTCGTATGCAAGGTATCAATGCTTTTGCCTAATTTGGGCTAGAAAAAGCATCGAGGAAGTAATACATATAGGTGTTACTTCCTCTTTTTATTTTATGGGTGAATTATGGAAATTGAAGTTAAGATTGATGATTTGAAGAAAAATAAAATATTTGTTGCTACGCCGATGTATGGCGGTATGTCACATGGACTGTATGTAAAGTCCTGCCTCGATTTACAAACAGTTATGACACAATACGGTGTAGAAACCAAATTTTCATTTCTGTTTAATGAATCACTCATTACCAGAGCAAGAAATTATTTGGTAGACGAGTTTCTCCGCTCAGGTTACACACACTTACTTTTCATTGACTCGGATATTCATTACAATCCGCAAGATGTTTTAGCTCTGTTGGCATTAGATAAGGATGTTATTGGTGCTCCTTATCCAAAAAAATCTATTAACTGGGGTAATGTGGCTACAGCTGCACGAACACACCCAAATATGGAACCAAAAGAACTTGAAAACCTTGTTGGTGAATATGTATTCAATGTAGTGAAAGGCACACAACACTTTCAAGTTACCGAACCCTTAGAAGTGATGGAAATTGGAACAGGTTTCATGTTGGTAAAACGTAACGTGTTTGAAAGAATGGAAGTGGAATATCCAAACATTCGATACAAGCCAGATCATGTTGGTCAAGCCAACTTTGATGGATCACGTTACATTCATGCCTACTTTGATACAGTAATTGACCACAAAGATTCTATCACTGGTGGTGGATCAGAACGCTATCTATCAGAAGATTACATGTTCTGCCAAATGTGGCGTAAAATGGGCGGTAAAATCTATCTGTGTCCTTGGATGAGAACACAACATATTGGTACTTACGCTTTCACAGGTAATATGCCTGCTGTTGCTCAATTCACTGGAAGGCTGTAATGCAAGAGCAAGGTCGTAAATTTGATGGAGGCAAACTAGAATATGGTTTGCTTCCACCTTTGGCTTTAAAAGCCACAGTTGATGTTCTTACCTTTGGTGCTCAAAAGTATGAACGTGATAATTGGAAAAAAGTTTCTGATTCCAAACGTAGATACTTTGATGCCATGCAAAGACATATCTGGGCATGGAAAGAAGGTGAAGTAAATGATCCTGAATCTGGTCGCCATCACTTAGCTCATGCTATGTGTTGCCTCATGTTTCTGTATGAACATGATATACTATATTCAGTAGATGACAATTCTTAATTATGGAGTAAAACATGAAGTTATCAAATGATACCCTTTCTGTACTAAAAAACTTTGGTTCTATCAATCAAGGTTTGTTTTTCAAAAAAGGTAACACACTAAAGACAGTTTCTTCTCATAAAAATATTCTCGCTCAAGTGGATATTAAAGAAGATATTCCTACTGATTTTGGTGTTTATGACCTAAACAATTTTCTTTCTGTAGTTTCTCTACACAAAGATGACCCGTCTTTCGATTTCGACGACAAGCATGTGGTGATCGTTGGTAATAAAGGTCGTAGTAAAATCAAATATCGTTTTTGTGATCCAAAAATGATTAACACACCACCCGAAAAAGATATTGCAATGCCAGAACCAGAAATCAAGTTCGAATTTTCTTCGGAAGATTTCGAATGGATTCTACGTGCTGCGTCTGTTCTATCTTCTCCTCATGTGGCTATTCAATCTGATGGTGAAGAAGTTCATATCGTCACACTCGACCTTCAAAATGACTCTTCGCATACCGACTCTCTTAAACTAAATGTTAAGGGTGATGGTAACAAATACAAGATGATTTTCAAAACAGAAAACATCACTAAAGTTATGCCCGGTTCTTATGATGTTTTTATTTCTTCAAAAGGAATCTCCCGTTGGAATAACAAAAACATCGCTCTAAAATACTGGATCACTACTGAATCTGGAAGCAAATTCGAAAGGTCTGAATAATGGCTTTATATAACTTTACAAATGTTTTTGAAGGTAATGCATCAGACACTATCGCTATCAACTCTGACTATGTTGTAGCCGTGTATGAAACATTGTATCCTAATCCTGATACAAATGAACTTGATGCTGTCACGAATATTTTTACCTCAAATAGTATTACATACCAAGTTAGAGAGAATTACTTAACTGTAATTGCCACATTAAACTCTAACAACTGATACAATTACACTTTATTATGATTTACGTGAGGACTAAAAATGGAACATCTATTGTGGACAGAGAAGTATCGTCCCAAAACCATCGA